GCTCGGCAATGCGACGCGGCTGGACGTGGCGCCGACTGAGAGCGACGCATAAGATGGCGTCGGCTGAAAACCACTCAGCGAGGCGGAAAACGAACCGGAGATCTTGCCGGGATTGGCCGACGTGAACAGCGGCCCAACGCCCGGCTGGATCGGGACAACTCCCGGGACCACAGTGCCGCCAGAATCCTGATAGGTTTGCGCTCGCGCGGACAACGCGACGCCGGCAGCCAGCAGCGCGGCGAGAATTATGCGATTCATGAGAGAAACCTCAATTGAGGGAGGATCAGCGTTACGCCGCCGAGGGATTGGCCAGCATGTAAGCGATCGATAGTCTGACCTGGCCGCCGCTGAAGCTGCCGCCGGTCGCGGTGATGGTCAGCGTCGTCGCCGAATAGAACGCGGTCGGGCCGATAAGGCCGTAATTGGTCGAGCCAGCCGAGATGCTCAAACCAGAGCCGAACTGCGACAGGTTGCCGGACACGCCAACCTCATAGGAGGTCGCGCCGGTGATGGCGGTAACGACCCGCGCGCCGACCGCAAGTACGATGCAATTAGCCGGGATTTGCACGCTGGCGTTGGTTGACCCGCCGGAGAGCGTGACGAGGGTTTCGAGCATCCCAATCTGGAGATTGGCGCCATGCGCCGCGGCGGCGAGATTGGCGAGCGCCGGCATGAAGCCTTGATCGACACTCGTCCATTCGCCCGATTGATTGCTTTCAACGCCGATGAAGCCGTAAGCGACGTTGATAACCGCCGATGTCGCGCCGTCGATCACATCCGAGCCGTTGGGGCTGATGGTGAGCGTTTTTGTAGTCGAGCAATTGCCCGTCTCGTCCACGATCAAGAGCCGCGTCCCAGTCGGATAGGCGGAAGCAGGCGGCAGTGAGACGACGCGCGCAGCGCTGAGCGCCGTATAAGCGATCATACGGTCGGTCGCGAGCGCACTATACGCCGCATCCGAGACCGGTGTGCGCCCGTTGGTGATGACCTCGACGAGCTTGGCTGCCGGCCAGCCGCCGGCGGTCGAGCCGTCGCTGACGACCAGCCGATTGTTTGTCGTGTCCATCACCGTTTCGCCCTGCGCGCCGGTGAAGGCCGCGACCTGGCTTGCCGTGCCACGGCGGAGTTGAAGTTGTTCGCTCAAAGGAACGATCCCCTATTCGACTTGTTACCGATCGCGCCGACGACGCAAAAACGGATGATCGTAAAAAAAATCGGATCGCTCAAAATGCTCACGGCGAATCACTTCTCTTTCTTTTCTGCGGAGACCAATCGCTGACCTTTTTTGCCGCGGATGTAATAGTGACCGTCGTCGCCCTTGAAGATGTCAAAGTACTTTTCTGAGATGAAGAGTGTCATTTGCTGTTTCCTTTGGCTTAGGGAACCGTCCCAAGGTTGACGACATCGACCACGGAATCGTTGGTCGAGCCGAAGTCGTCAGAGACCGTAACGGCGCCCGTCGTCAGGCCGAGGTCGAGCGGCGTCCCAGTCAAGAGCTGGACCGCGATCGGATGCACGACAGTTACCGTGATGGCCCCGAGATCGAGCGATGCGCTGGCCGCCGTCGCGACAGAGCCCCAATCATCCGCCAGGGTTGGCGCGTCGGTCACTTGCCCGAGATCGAGCGCGAATCCGGTCTGTAATTGGGCGAAGATCGGATCGGCCGCCGCCACCCTCGGAAGAAAGGAATAGACTGCGACGGTGGACAGATCCTCCGCGCCACCGCCGAAGACATTGAAGCTCTGGAACTTGAAATAGAGCGTAAGCCCGGCAAAGTTGCCCGGCAGCGTGTACCGGATCACCGCGCCGTCGACGCGCGCGAATGAAGCGCCGGACGAATGCGCGGTCGCCGCGGAGCCGCCCTGTCCGCGCGCGAGCCCGGTCAGATTGTACGCGTAGCCGGAAACGAGCGTCGCCGTCTCATAGGCGAGAAATTCGCTGTCGACGACCGAGAGCGTCGCACCCTGCTGCGCCGCCGCCTGGCTCGTGCCGGCTAGCGTGCCGCCGCTCTCTGCAAGGTTCACGGCGAGCGTATCGACCGAGTCCCATCCCGCTGCAGCGGGAAGAGCGGCGGTGAGGAAGCCCTGGCGCAGCGGCGCGGTCAGGACCGCGACCTGGGAATAGGTCACATTGTCGATCGAGACGTAAACGTTGGCGCCGCCCCATTGCGAGCCGCCGCCGCCGTTGATCCCCGAGGCGCCGATCCAGATTTGATCTAGGCCTCCCGTCAGCGACGTCGGCGGTTGGGCGATGAGGGGCGGGTTGATTGGGACTGCTGGCACGCCTTGATTCGGCTGAAAGCCGCTCGAACTCGCGCTGGCATAGAACGCCGGATTTGAGACGCCGGCGACCAGCTCCTCGCAAGTGATGGCAAGGAGCCCTTTGTCGTCCTCTTCAATTTGGATCACTCTCGCGGAATAATTATCGAGGCCGAGATTTGCGTCCGTGATCGTGACGATGTCCATCGGATCGAGCAGGCAATATTCCCAGGAGAGCTTGAACGTGAACTTGGTTCTGACATAGAGTTCACGTTGCAAGATCGTCTGCGCGATCAGCGGGCCGATCACGAACTCGTCGCAAATTTCATTCGCCTCGATCGTTGATCCGACCCGCGGACCAAAGATCTCGATCTGCGATTGATCGCGCGCCTCGACCGGCGTCGACGAATATTGATTGCTGCGCGATGAGACCGTAATACGCTGGATAGTCGGCAGCGAGAACACGTCGGCGCGCTCGACCTGCACCGGGTCCTTATTGCCCTTTTCGTCGACAAAATTGTCGTCAGTCAGCTCATACACTGGCGTCAGGTTCGGGGTAAAACGCCCCACAGCCTGGGCGGTATAGGTGATGACGACCGGCTTCCCCTGGTCGGCTGGCCCGAAAATATACGTTCCAGGAACTACCATCCCATATTCGTCGGCGACACTCGGGATCGATGCCCCAATGAAGGTGAAGGCGACGCTGGAGGAGGCGTAGACCACGCCGCCATCGGAAACGAACGCCGTCGACGCGCAGACCTCGACATAGGCCGGAAGAGTCACTCCCGACGAGCCGGGAATCGGTATCGGGACTGAAAGCTGCGTCGAATAGGTCGTCGCCGACCCCTGCGAGATCGCGGTGTCGCCATAGGGAATGAGCTTGAGCAGGCCGCCGCTCCATACCGCGGCGCAATTGAAAAGCTGCAACCAGCGGGCAAGAATGCTCGATGCCTGTTCCTGGCTGACCAGGGCCGGGGAGAAGGCGAAGCCCATTGCCCGGCAATAGGCTTGGAACGAGTCAGCGTTGGTGAACAACGCGCCAGAATCGATGCTGGCCGGGTTGAAGCCGCAGCCATATTGGGCGTTGGTCAGAAAGTCGTTGATGACTTCGGACGGATCGGCGTCGATTCCGTTGGCCCCGGAACCGGAGAGGACGCCGATGACCTCGACGTTGTGATTGCCGATCGAGGCCGAGTCGCCGAGATTGTAACCCTCGCCCCAAAAGTAAGCGGTCCCGTGATAGGCGAGCGCATTGTAGGGGTAGTTCTCCGCCAGATACGACCAGACGGCCTGCGGCGTCGTCCCGTATTCCGTCCCGAGCCCCAATTCGAGTGGCGCGTAGATCGAGAGGTCTTTCCAGATCAGGCCGATGCCGTTGATTGGCCCCTCACACAAGCCAAGAATGATGTCGGCAGTGTAGGTGTAATCGGCGCCAGCCGCCGCCCCGCCGCCGAGCAGGCCGCCCTTGCCGCCGATGCCCTTGCCACTGCCCCCGGCGACCGCCTGGAAATTGGCGTACCAAAGGACGTTAACCGCGATCTTGTTCTGGCCCCAGACGATCGGAATCGGCAGGATCGAGGTCGAGGTCTGGAGTTGGAGCGCGGTGTAATCAGGCTTGGCGTTGTCGTTACTGCGAAGGAAACCCATGGCTAGACGAAATGCCCGATCAGGAAACCAATGCTGACAAGCAGAATCGCAACGATGATAAGGACGACGACAGCCGCCCGCTCGATATCGTCAAAGCCGGCGCCCGAAAACATCGCCTATCCCCAATAGCTCGCGAATCTCGCCGTCTTGAGCCTGGCGCTCAATTCCGCCGAACGCTCGATCACATCCTCGACCACGCAGTGCGCGTTGGAGAAGGCATGGATGATCGTCAAAGGATCGGCGCGCGAAACGATGCCCGCATGGGCGAAGCAGCGACCGACCTTGAAGAGCACGATGTCGCCTTCGAGCGGCGTCCTGACCTCGCGCGAGCGTGCGAGCAGGAACCCAAGATAGCGCTCCTCGTTCCGATGCAGAAACCAATCGCGCGTGTAGGGGCGCGGGTCGAAGCGCTCGACCAAGCCAAGGTCGCAATAGACGCGCACCAGCAGCATCGCGCAGTCGACGCCGCCCTGCCTCCCCTTCACGTCCGCCGCGTGATGGTAGCGCGTCCCGAGCCATGAGCGCGCCTCGGCGACAACGGCGGCGCGCTGCGCCTCTATCATGCGTGCGTGCGCTGGCGCACCGTAGCGGTGACGACTCCATGATACTCGTGAACGTCAACATCGACATCTCGCTTTTCGAGGCGATAACCGGAGGCGTCGAGGATGGTCATCGTGACGCCGCGTCCGTCGCGGTCGGCGCGCGCCTGGACGTCGTCTCGCCGATCGTGCCGCAAAAATTCGACATCGGATCCTCTCAATAAGCAAGCTCGGGCGGTGGCACGTACGGGAAGCCGCGGAAATTGGCGAGGTTGTTGAACGTGCCCTGGCAGGTCGCCTGGGTATGGTTGCACCCGAAGGCGACAGTGAAGGCGTCTCCGGTCGTCGGCGCGAACGGCAGCGGATACATGAGATTGAGCGCCGATCCGACGGCGACGCTCTTGACCGTCGAGCGCACGTTGGCGTTTGCGCCCGAGGTCCAGACGAGCGAGCCCTGCGCGTGGCCGGCCTGGGCGACCGAAGTCAGAATTTGGTTCGAGGTCGAGCCCGCCCCCGCTGTCCCGTTGACGCTGTAGGTTCCCCGGATCACGCCGCAGCCCGCATCATAGAGCGTGTGCAGGCAGGTTGGCGAAAAGAGGTTCCGCGGCATGTCGTAATCGAGGATCACGAGGTCTGAGGCCACGGTCAGAGTGGCTTGAGTTCGCCCCACAGAATCAACGGTCGAGACCCGCCCCTGGAACATCCTCACGCCACCGACCACGCTCCCCATCGGCCCGGAAAGAAAGACACGATCTCGGTAAACGGG